CTGTCAAGAGCGGCAGATATTCCATCTACATACCCATCCGTATCAGCATCAGTGCCTATGTCATTTAAGTTGACAGAGTTAGTGGAAGCTGTAGTTACAGCAACTGTCACGCCCATAGGAATGAAGTTTGCGGGGATGCCAACTGCTGACTCTTTACCAGTAGTGGCACCGTTAGCAACGGTAATGGTAGCAGTATAAGTTTGAAGCGTCATGGTGCTTGTCACACCACCAGTAGTCGAACTTTTTACGATATTTTGAAACCCATTTTCTGAACGAACTGGGCCGTTGAAAGTAGTATTAGCCATTTTATTCTCCTGTCTTGGCTAGTGTCTAATGTTCCACATGGAACGATTAGTCAGGATAAAAAAACAAAAGGGGCAGGCGCAGGGAGAGACACACTGCCCCAAGTGTCTTAGCTTGAGCCTGGAGATCCGTAGATTCCCAGAGGATCAGATACTCCAAATGAGTAACGCTCTCTAGCCTTGTAGCGAACATTACCAGTATCGAAGTCACCGTCCATTGAAGTTTCTAGCGCGGTACGCTCGAAATGCTTCATGCCATTAGGTATATCAGTAATGATATAGAAGGCGTTAGTGTCAGTCAGATAATGATTGACCGCATAGCCGCCAGGGATTGCTCCCATGTTGCGGATAGCATTGATGTCATTATCTGCCGTTCCAACTCTTTGTGCTGTTTCTAGCAGACGATCTGCTGTAAACATAAGAGCAGGAGGAACAATCAACGTCCTCGGTCTTGCCGCAATCAACAAGCCTCTTTCATCAGTGAAAGCTGCAATGTCAATGATTGCATTTTCCAAAGATGTTTCATTGAGGTCTGCCGCTGTAGCAGGACGATTACTGTTTGTACCACCAGAAACAAGAGGGTGTCCGTCACCGCCTGTCACACCGTCACCGCTTGCTGTAAACAAGTTAACACCATCACCCGATTGGAATGAATTGGTGAAACCGTTGTTAAGCGGGTTAACAGCTTTGACCTGCTTAGTGTAAGCCATCGCTCTCGCTAGAGCCTTGGTATAACGTGCAGAAAGCGAGTCGTAAAGGTTGTCTTCCATCGCTTCCTCGGTTATAGCAAAACCCATAGCAATCGTTTCGTGATTGTATCTCGCTGTGAAAGATTCTTGCGCTGAATCATAAGAGATCGCAGAACCTTCATTCTTCACAGGTGCGGCAGCAAAGCCTGATAGCTTCACTTCCTCTTCAAAAGAACGATCAGAGCTTTCAGTCTCATAAATGAGAGTATGCTCGTCTTCGTACTTTTCATACTCCAAGCCAAATAGGGCGTTCAACCCAGGCAGGAGTTCTTTCAGCATTTGCGCTCTTGAAATAGCCATTAGTTAGACCTCCTTATACGCCAAGCTTGGTTTCGTATGCATGACTTAGAGGCAGGTAGGTCACAAGACAATCGGTGAACGCATCACCAACTGTGCTGTTCGGGCCTTCCACAAACTCAAGAACACGAAGGGGGAGTGTATTTGTCGTAGCAACAGAACCGCCATCAAGGGCGTTTTTACTACGTCCGATTGTAGTTGATCCTGCTGTGCTAACCGCTGAAACATTGTTTCCAAGTCCAGTTTGTGCAATGGCCTCATCAGCCTGCATTTTGAACACTAACTTAGGATCGTCAACCACATAACCCATAATGTCCGAAGCCGCTGTAGAGGCAGGGAACTGCTGGTTAAATGTTAGTTGACTTGTAGATGGATCAGTGTAGGAACATCCTACGAAGATACCAACTGTGCCAGCAACAACAGAAGTTGTTACTGCGGCTTTTTCGAGAGTACCAGCCGCAACTAGCTTGACGAAATCACCGTAAAAAATACCAGTAGCGTAACCACTCGCAATCTTGATATGTCGGACTTTACCAGTGTAAGAACCGCTTGCACTCAAGGTATTGATAGGCTCCGCACCATTGGGGGTAGCAGAAGTAGCCATATTTATGACCTCCTATTAATTAAGGAACCACCCCTACCCAGGGATTAGCTCCTTCCAAAAGTTGTCCTCGTAGTCCTTTCTGGTGTAAGCATAGGCATACGAGGGTCATTTTCCCTGAGATAGTTGTTGTCTACAGACTCCATTTGATTGTTAGCCATTTTCTGAAAGTATTCAGTTCTTGACTTCATCTTTTCTTCTGGTGCTTTACATAAAAGCAAACCACCAACTTCAATGTTGCCTTTAAACTTAGAATTAATGTCAGACTTCAGCATAAGCTCTGGATGATCTTCTTCCCTTACAGGCTCCCAACCTTCTCTGAACATTTGCGATGTGTGACTTCCATCACTTTGACCCATAATACTTGTCCTGACCCAACGAAATACCCAGCCATCTTGTGGCTTGGGAGTGGGCAAAATAGAAGCAGGATTCCAAGAATCACTCGGTCTAGTGTAACTATCTCTTTCTTCAATATCTCTAGGGGTGCGCTCTTCAGTCATTGGTAATCTCCTGACTATACATATTTAGCATATTGCTCATCTGTTAAACCCAATCTCTTAGCGAGAGAGCGTTGGGTTGCCGTAAGCCTCACTGTGCGCGGTTTTGCTCCGTTGTTTCTAGTCGTGGGAGCCACCACCTGCGAGGGTTGAGGGGCAGGTGAGGTACGGACTTGCGGAACAGTTCCATCCTGCCACTCGTGATCTGGAAACGCTCTTCTGACCGTCTCATCAATCTGTTTAAAATATTCAGGGGTATTTGGTATGACCCCTTGCTTCACTAGCGAAGCATGTTTTCCGTATGCAAGAGAAGTCATTTCTTCATAACCCTCTTTCATAAACCACGGATTTTTATTAGCCCATTCTTGCGCTTCTGGGTCTATTTGCCTTGGTTGGGCAGGTTGCTGTACAGGTTGCTGTAATGGCTGTTGCGTTGGTTGCGGTGGTTGCCAAGTTTCTTGTTGCTGTGCTGGTTGATTACTCATGCTCTGAGCGTATCTGTCAGCCTCAGTCAACTCCGCTGTTGCTTTGGTTAAAGCCTCTTGAGCGGCAACGACATTATCTGTATCACCTTCTTCGTAAGCTTTTCTGTATTGCTGTTTAGCTTGCTCCACAGCCAAAGACGCACGTTCCTTAACCTGATTGATGAGAGCTTGCTCTCCTCGGCCAATCAAAGACTCGTATTCTTTGTTCTTCTCGGCTATCTGTTGAGCGACACGAAACGCTTCGTCACGCTCTTGAATAGCACTTTGAGCTTTACGCCTCTCTTCGTGAGATTCGTATTTAAGCTTATTAATCCTTTTCTGAACCCTTTTACTGTATCCAGAAAGCTCATCATCGGTAAGCTCTCCTTCATCTGCATCTAGTTCAGCCGCCTCTTCTACAGGCTCTTCTTCTAAAGGTTCTGGTTCTGGTTCTGGTTGACCACCTATTTTGGTTCGTACACCAAAGAACTTTTCTTCCTCTGTTTGAACTGTTTCTTGTTCGCTCATGCCTTAACTATCCCCCTCGGATCTTCGACAACAGCTTCAACGCTGTCATCGTTGATTAATCTGAATTCCTTTCCGTGGATTTTAAATCTAGTGCCGCTGTAAGAGCGCATTAGAATCCAGTCTCCTTCTTTGCAGAAAGGCCCAGTTGGAAATCTATTTTTATCTTTGTAACAGTCTGGCCCCAGTTTGGTGACAAACCCCACAATAGATCCTATTTCCTCCTCGTAGAGAGTCTTGTTAGACTTGATAATACCGCCATCGTATTCCTTATCGGGATCTGGCAGTGCAATCAGTATTTTATATCCTGTTGGATCAGGCAACTGATGCGCCTGTCGAGTCTCTTCTGACTCAGTTTCTTTTGCTAATGCTTCCATTAGTTGTTTCCTTGCACTGGAAAAAAGCGTCCAGAGTCGCTTGCGCTGTTAAATACAGCGTGGTTATTCCTCGTATTTTGCTTTCAGGTCGAGTATCTCTCTTTCCGCTACTGCTAACCCTTCAATAATACCACAGCATTTTGCGTAGTCTTCAAAATTTTTGCAACCCCCTCCGCTCACATGATCTGCCATTTCGTTCATTTGTGTCCTCAGAACACTCTTTAAATGATCAAATATGTTGTTTTCGGAGTAATTACTCATCTTTAAAGACATCTTTTGCTATCTCAACGCCAAGTTTTGCGCCTTCGATTTGTTCTTTGGATGCTATTCGTTTTGTTTCTAATTGATCTCTTTCATTGTCTTCTGCAATACGAACAGCGAGTTTAGCTTGTTCTATCTGCATATCCTGATCTGCTTTTTGCTGATCAAGCTGAGACTTCATCATTGCCTTCTGAGCTTCAAGCTGTAGTCTAGCTTGCTCTATCATGGCTTTGCTTTGAGCTTCCATCTCTTTTATTTGCAGTTCTCGTTGTTGCATTTGAATGACAGGATCTTCTTGCATCTGTTGATTTTGTTGCATTTGCTGTTCCTGCATATTTTTACCGAGCAACTGAGCGGCGGCAGGAGCTACAAGCTCTGATATTCTGTATTCAATGTCTTCAGGCAGCTTCTCTCCAGGTAAAGGAAGTTTCGTGCCAAGTTCTTTCTCTATCTGCTGTCGGTACAAGAAGGCCAAGTGTTGCTGTACATGAGCGGCAAATGCGGCTTGTATCTTTCCTGCGTCTGGTGCCTGAGACAAAAGCTCTTGTATCTTCGGGTCTTGTAGCGCAGACATGTGTACTTGTATGTGTGCTTCGTGATCCTGATAGTAGTATGCCTTCACAGGCTTGCCGTTTATGATATCCATGTTCTCTGACACAGGATCTGTTGGTGCTATATCGTCTTCTAAAGGGACAATCTTTTCTGCATCCCTAATATTAAGCACCTCAAGCATTTGACGGTGCAATAATGGCAAGTCATACATCTGTGGTGCTTGTGAAGATAGCTGTAATGCCGCCTGATACTGCATAATTCGCTGTGCCATCGTTCCCGCGTTAGGATCACTGACTGGAATGATGTCTACTCGGTCATCAAAGTCCTCAGAAACAGGGATTTCGCTGTCCAAAAGGTACGGATACGCTTGTGGACCGTAATCTCGCACCAAATTCGACAATAATTTCAGTTCATCGCGCATTGAAGCGTGTAATCTGGCCTGAACTGCACTCATAACTTTCATTGAACGCTCTAAAATCGCCAAAGTAGTGCCAACTGGAGCTTCTGCGTTCATATCTGCCGCTTTTACGTCAGCCGCAGACGCAAATCTTCGTCCTTCCTCTACAATATTGCCCAAAAGTTGGTACAAAACACCGCTTGGCTCTTTGTAAGGCAGGAAACTTATGTTTTCTTTGATCGAACCACCTGGAACATCGACATCTCTGAACTCTCCAGGCATGATTGGGGTGTCATCACCCTTGATTCTTAGCCCTCTGGCCTTCAAACCTCCAGGTAAGTTGCTTAAAGTACCTGCATCTACCAGTTGTCGGAGCAAAGAGGTGGCTGATTTGGCTAATCCACCGATCATATGGATCAAACCAAAGCCGTAAAAGCCTAAACCTGGGATATATTGGTAGTGAACAAAGTGTTCTCGCTTGTTTTTTAGCCGATCTGCCTCGTACCAGTTGCGTCTGATTGCCAAAATCTGCCTAGAACCCAAGTCAATGGTCACTACATAGGGCAAACTAATGCCTGTCAGCTTGCCATTTTGCGAATCTTCAAATCCTGGCAGGTCAAGATCCACCTGCATCTCAAGCAGAGTGTGCCTAGAGTCTGATTCGTAGCTCCCGTTATCGCCTGTAAGCTCGTTATATTTCTCTTTTACTTGATCTGGGTCTGAAGACGCATCTTGCAAGTCGATATCAAGATAGAATCCTGACACTTGAAGCTTCCTAATATCGTTAGGACTCTTCTTCATCACATGCGTAGCACGTTCACAGGTTGCCAGATCAGCCGCGCCATAACTTACTACGAAATCTTCAGCAGGAACGAACATACTGCAAGGTCTTCCCATCGTGGGATCGTAATAAACTTTCCTAAACGCAGAGCCAGCCAAAGGTAGCGAAAACAGCATCCTCTCCGTTTCGGTGCGATATTCTGTCATTTTCTCAGTGACGAGATAGTTCAGGTAATCTTTAACTCGATTTGCCTGTTTTTCTTTCTCATCGTTGATTGCCCCTACAATGCTTGTCTTTACAGGGCCGCTGGCAGGAAACAGTTCTTGTATGGATTGAGACTGAAACCTAATTACTGCCTCTGTTAAAAGGGGATGGAACACACCACATGCCCCATCCCAGGGGGTAGTCCTTTCTTCATGCTTCAGACCTAAGAGATCGAGTCCGTCTATATAAGATCTCTCCCAATCGGCACGGCTCTCTTTATCGGTCTTAAACTGGCCGATCAAATCAGAGGCTAATATATTTAAGTCTTTAGGATCAACAACTTCCGCTAGGTTTGCGTCATGGGATAATCCCATCATCTCGCCTACACTTGGATCAAAGTCGATTAATACACCGCCATCAGGCGTTTCAATAGAAACCGACTCAGGGTTTTCTATCTCTATCTCAACTTCGCCCATATCCTGATTTACAGGTAAGGGCGTACCCAAGGGGCGATCAATAGCCATTTAGCCGTTTTTCCTGAAAGGCTGGGGTCTAGCCGCGCCAGAACCTCTTGCCATGCCGCCAGCCATACCACCTTTAGTCTTGCCGCCTCTCGCCATGCCTTTAGCCTTGCCACCTCTAGCCATACCTTTCGTTTTACCGCCTTTAAAGTAACCCTTTGTTTTGGGAACTTTGCCGCCACCCATCATTTTGCCTTTTCCATCAGCAGCAAAAAACGGCACTTCCTTGCCTTCTTTGTTGGTAACCATTTTAAGCTTACCACCTGTCTTCATGCCTTTAGGCTTCATCTTACCGCCAGCTTTCATGCCTTTGGTTTTCATTTTGCCGCCACCCATGTAGCCTTTACTCTTCTTCCTCATCAGGTTCTCCTGAGTACAAGTTGTCGAAAACTTGATTTACATCTAATGTGTAATCCAAGTCAGATTTTGAATAATGAATATGTTGTGATGGCCTGAAGTCTGGCGCACCCTCTCCCAATGAAAACCATGCAGGATGTGTGACTCTTACCCTGTTATTGGGGAGTGCCACAATGTTGCCTGTCCATTTGCCAGCATCTAGCAGTTCCATGACATGGCTTTGTTTGTGTTGTGCAGGATCATCAGCAATTTCATTGTCAGTGTAATCGACTGTAAAATAATACTTTGCGGGATAGAACTCACCGTCTATTTTCGCAATCCAAGGACAAGGCGTTGCCCGATCTAGCACATACACAGAATGTGTTCTTGAAGAACAGTCCCAAGGTTGTGCCGCCCATACAGGCATTGGCTCAGGCCATTCTTCTAACGGTGTGTCGGCTACCAGCCCTGTGATAGGCATTCTTGCCCACATCGCACCGCCATGTATGTTTTCCGCATTCTCGTCATCGTAGGTTTCTGCGCCAGTAAATATTACCTGGAAGCTGAGAGAACGACACGGCATGGTGGTAACTGCAATCGCCATCGCATGAAGAAACTCTCCATGATATTTTTGATGATTGTGCGTGTATTCTTTCCTAACCCAACATTTGAAATACGGGATGTTGCTTTGTAAAAATGCCACTAATAATACTCTGCTCGTCTGGAATAAAAGGGTTCTTCATCCTCATCAGACCCCAAACGCAGGAATCCTCCTTGTCTGAATCGGAGCAATGCTTGTGTTGACGAGTCAACCAAGTCATCGTGTTCGCCTGCTGGGAAGGATGCAAACTCTTCTATCACCTCTTCCGCAAACCTAGTCTCAGGACACCAGACAATGCCAGACGCAAATAGATCTGACACAGCATTAACCCTTGAGATCTTATCGTTTCCTCTGCTTGGCGTATATTCAGATACAGGAATACCCATTGCTCTTAATTCAAATATAAGAGGGGTTCCAGCCGCCTTCGCTTCAACGATACAGGCATCAGGTTCAAATTCATTATAGAACTCAAACGCACATTTCTTTAGTTCAGGAAACTCAAGCCTATCTTTGAATGCATCAAGTAATATGATGTTAGGCTGTGTGACTCCTTGTTCATCAGGGTGGTAAAATACCCCCCATGTGGTGCAAGCAGAGTAGTCTGCTCGTTGTGTTTTCAAAAAAGCGGTGTCCCATGATTGGATGATAAACTCGCACTGAGGCGGTCTTTCATCTTCCCATTTCTGCCACCATTCTCTTTTAACTAATGCGCTCTCTTCAGAAGACGGATCTTGCTGATACTGAGCTTGCCATTTGGGTGCAGGCAGTTCACTACGCAGAGCTTCTAGTTCCGTTAAAGACCAGAACTCAGGCCATAGTGCATTGCCAGAAGGCATAATTGCAGGAAATTCAATTAGTTCCCATTCATCCATTCCTTCTCTTTGGACGGATGTTTTGATTATCTTTCCTGTTAAATCTCTCTTGTGCCAGCGAGTCATCACTATAATGATTGACCCTCCTGGCTGTAATCTCTGTCTCGGCCCTGATGTATACCAGTCATAGACCTTGTCGAATACCGCAGGATCTGCGCTTTGGCCCTCTTGTTCACTGTGAGGGTCATCTATTATCAGTAGGTCGGCTCCCTTACCTGTGACCGCACCGCCTACCCCGATAGCGAAGTATTCGC